GGAAGCTTCGAAGATAACGGGAGTATGACCACGTTCTTTAAGGAACATGGCGCACTTCATGCCGCCGGGTCCACCGCCGATGATGGCCACCTTTTTCAGCTTTTCAACGGGCTTGATCATGCGCTGAACACGGTGATCCATACCCATTCTGGGGTTGATGGTGCAGTGGCTCATCCAGTCGCCCATGGGGCTGGAGCCGCGGCAGATACCGCATTCGATACAGGGGTTCATGTCTTCGCCGTTGCCGTTGGCAAGGATTTCGCCCAGATTCTCGTTGCAGATGAACAGGCGGGCTGCTGCTACCAGGTCGGCCTTGCCGGAAGCGATGATGTCGTTGGTTTTGTCAAGATCCATGTAGGTGTTGTTGACGCAGATCTTCATCTTTGCGCCCTTGGCTTTCAGTTCGGCTGCCAGATCTTCGGGAGCAGCTGCATTGGCGCCGGGCATCATCATGCCGGAAAGACGGAAGATGTCTGCATAGGGAGCCAGCTCATTGATGAGCTGAACGCCTTCTTCAACGCTCATGTTCTTGCCGAAGGGTCCGCCGCCGCCACCGATACCGGGAGCGTTGATGGCGATGATGAAGTCTTCGCCCAGACCTTTACGCAGAGCCTTTATGTATTTGATGGGGAACTTGATGCGGTTTTCAAAGCTGCCGTTGTATTCGTCGGTACGACGGTTTTTCATTTCGGACAGGAATTCGCCGCAAAGGAAGTCGCCGCCCATGTCGATAAGCACGCCGTCGTAGCCAAAGCTCTTGTACAGCTTGGTGCGCTCAACAACGATGTCGAAGAACTCTTCCATCTTTTCTTCGGTAAGGTAAATTGTTCTGGGGTTGGGGGTTCCGGGGAAGCCGCCGGTGCCGGGAGAGGGACCCTCGGGGCCGTCACGCATCATGGATTCGCGCATTTTGCGCTGCTTTTCCTCAGCTGCGGGGTCGCCGCCGCCGGGACCACCGGGCATGGCCATTTTGGGTGCGGGAGCGTTGGGATCGTTGACAGAGTAGTTCAGACGCAGCTCAAGGTTGGACATTTCCACGCCAAGGAAGCTGCCCTGGCAATGGATAAAATGAGCGAACTGAGTAAAATAGTTCTGTGCGCCCTTATCGTAAATGTCGTACTGGCAAAAGTGCTTGGAGTCGTGACCCTTCTGGGTACGCTGAGTGGGGCTGGAAAGCTCCTGAGCAATTATGAAAGCTGCGCCGTTCTGGGCGTATCTTTCATAATAGGTTACTACGGGGTCGCCGGGATAGTTTTCCGGGCCCTGCAGGAAGTGGACCTGAGCGGTGGGATAGTAAAATCTGCTCTTGAAAGTCCTGCCCCGGATAACAATAGGCGAAGTCAGCGCGCTGTATCTTTCAGACATTGTATTATTTTCCTTTCTTCCAAATTTTCTTCAATGAACATGTTTTATTTTACTACCATCGGGTAAAGATGTCAATTCTAAATAAGTAGTGACACCCCCTGCGATATTCAACGTCACATTGTGCGTAACAGGCGGGCGACCAAAGGTCGCCCCTACGGCGTGATAAGTTACGTTGTGCGTGATCGGCGGTCACGGCAAAGTTAACAATCCCCCCGATTTTTGCGTCGCAAAAATCACCCCCCTTTACACAAGGGGGGCTTTTGGCGGGATACATTGCGTTGTGCGTTGTAGGGGCCGGCGTCCTCGACGGCCCGTTTTCGGAACGGTCAAGACCGTTCCCTACGGTGTAATACGCCACGCTGTGCGTGATTGGCGGGCGACCAAAGGTTGCCCCTACGGAATAATACGTTACGTTCTGCGTGTCATTCTGAGGGTGTGTTAGCACCCGTGAGAATCCGTAATAAGAAAACGGATTGTCACGTCGATGCTTGCGCATCTCCTCGCAATGACAGCGTAATCGGAGTGTCACACGGGTCAGCAAAGCTGACGTTCGAGATGACGGCTTGTAAGTCGGGGAACTTTTGTATCCCTGGATACAGAAATTGAGTTTTTGTGTGAAAGTTTTGTGAACATTGCACGTTTGTGTGCAATTTTTGCCCAATTACGCCCAAGGGTGAGAGGACTTTTTACGAGGTGATGCATTTGAACAGAGAACCCGACAAGAGAGTAAGGGAATTCTGCCTTGCTTTCATTGAAACTATGGACATCGGCCGTGCGGCAGAAGAAGCCGGTATCAGCCGGCGTCAGGCTATGGAGCTGCTGGAGGACGGCAGAACGGTGGAACTGATGGACAAGTACCGAATGCTCACTGCCCGTCAGATATGCGCAGATGATGCGGTGCGCCGCCTTGCGGAGCTGGCGTTCGGCCGTGCCAACGACTGCGTGAAGCTGGTGATGGAGCAGGAGCCGGACATTTCCTCACTGCGGCTTGACCTCCTGGCTGAGCTGAAGAGAGGTTCCAACGGCGTTATTGAGATCAAGCTGTTGGACAGGGTCAAGGCTCTTGAACAGCTGCTTGACCTGTTGGGCGGTACGTCCAACGAAGCGGAATCCTTCTTCCGGGCGCTGGAAGAGGCCGGTGGAGTGGATGTGTGAGCTTGAAGGTTGCGGGTTTTTCTCCAAAACAGAAAAAGGTTCTGTCCTGGTGGACAAAATCAAGCCCATACAAAGATATGGACGCCATCATATGCGACGGTGCCGTTCGGTCTGGCAAGACCTTTTCCATGGGCGTTTCCTTTATTATCTGGGCAATGGCAAGCTTCAACGGTATGCAGTTCGGCCTGTGCGGAAAAACTATATCGTCCCTGCGCAGGAACGTGCTGGCGGACGTGCTGCCTTATCTTCGGAGATTGGGGTTTGAGTGCAGTGAAAAACTGAGCCGCAATCTGATAATCGTCCGATTTGGTGGGCGTGAAAACAGCTTTTACATCTTCGGCGGCAAGGACGAGGGGTCAGCTTCGCTTATTCAGGGTATTACCTTTGCGGGCGTTCTGATGGACGAGGTGGCTTTGATGCCCAGAAGCTTTGTTGAGCAGGCCTGTGCCAGATGCTCCGTGACAGGGTCACGGCTGTGGTTCAACTGCAACCCGGAGGGGCCTGTGCACTGGTTTTACAACGAGTGGATAAAGCAGGCGGAAAGCAAGCATGCGCTGTATCTCCACTTTACCATGGACGACAATCCCAGCCTTTCACCCAGAATAAGGGCAAGGTACCGGGGAATGTACAGCGGCATATTCTATCAGAGGTTTGTTCTGGGGCTGTGGGTGGCGGCAAAGGGGCTTGTTTACGACTTTTTTGATCCCGACAGCTGTCCGGAGGCTGATGAGAGCGGTATCAAACGCTGGTGCGTTTCCTGCGATTACGGTACGGCTAACCCTGCGTCCTTTGGACTGTGGGGGCACCGTGACGGGATATGGTTCCGGGTGAAGGAATACTATTTCGATTCCCGCCGTGAAGGACGCCAGAAAACCGATGCGGAATATGTGGAGGATCTGAAGGAACTGCTGGGCGGCAGGAAGCCGGAAGCGGTTATTGTTGACCCGTCTGCCGCCAGCTTTATCGAGGCTCTGCGCCGGGAGGGACTGCCGGTGAGAAAAGCGGATAATGATGTCCTGTCCGGCATACGCATAACCGCCGACATGCTCAAAAGCGGCAGAGCGGTCATCTGCCGGGAGTGCGGAGATGCCATAAGGGAGTTTCAGACATATTGCTGGGACGACAGTGGTACCGGTCAGGACAAGGTAAAAAAAGAACATGACCACGCCATGGACGAGATCAGGTATTTCTGCGTTTACGCCTGCGAGGAGCAGGACGTGTTTGCCGTGGCAACGGTGAGCAGGCGGGCGTAATTGGCGGGCGACGAAACGTCGCCCCTACGGCGTGGTACGTTGCGTTGCACCGTTGTAGGGGCCGGCGACCTCGACGGCCCTTTCCTGGAACGGTCAAGACCGTTCCCTACAGTGTTATAGGGTAGTCGGTGCGTAACAGGCGGGCGGATAATATCCGCCCCTACGGAGTAATACGTCACGTTGTGCGTAATTGGCGGCGGCGAGGTTTACAATCCCCCCGATTTTTGCTTTGCAAAAATCACCCCCCTTTACACAAGGGGGGCTTTCAGTGGGATACGTCACGGTGTGCGTGGACGGCGGGCGACGAAACGTCGCCCCTACGATGTAATTGTTGCGGAAATGACACAGATAAGATGGGAGGAATATTATGAAACTTTTCAAACGTAAGCGGGATACTCCCGCCAGAGTGCAGCTGAGAAACGGTCAGCATCACCCCTTTGGTATGCTGGACAACTACGTTCCGCTGGGCGGCGGTGATGTTCGGCTGTACCGTTCCATTCGTGAGGCGCTGCCGGTAATTGATGCGGCTATCGTCAAGATAATTCGGCTGGTAGGCGGGTTTACCGTTGAGTGCAGCGACAAAAAGGTGCAGGCTCAGCTGGAGGAGTTCCTGCGCAGAGTGGACTGCGGCAGAGGACAGAGAGGCATAGATGCGTTTCTGGACTGCTATTTGGATTCCCTGCTGACCTGCGGCAGAGCGGTAGGCGAAATAGTGACGTCCCCGGCTCTTGACGGGGTGGACGCTCTTATCTGCGGCAGCGTGGACGATATTCAGGTTCGTGAAGGCGATACGCCCATGGATTTTGAGCTTTGCCGATGGGAGGGCGGTCAGCTGAAGGCTTTGCCATACCAGGATCTGCTGCTGTTTACTCCCCTTAATCCCGAGGCTGAAAACCCTTACGGCGTGTCTATGCTGCGGAGCATGCCTTTTCTCAGCGATGTGCTGATGAAGATATACCACACTCTGGGCGTCAACTGGGAGAGGGCAGGAAACGTCCGATATTCTGTGGTTTACAAGCCCGGCAACGATATGCTGGACCGGTCCCAGGCGTCAGCCAGAGCGCAGGTCATTGCCGATCAGTGGCAGAGCGCCATGCAGCAGACAAAGGCAGGCTGCGTAAACGATTTTGTTGCTGTGGGCGATGTGGAGATTAAGGTCATCGGTGCCGACGGTCAGATACTGGATTCGGAGACACCTGTTCGGCAGATACTGGAGCAGCTCATTTCCCGCACGGGTTTGCCTCCTTTTTTGCTCGGCTTGAGTTGGTCCACCACCGAAAGAATGTCTTCCCAGCAGGCCGATCTGATGACATCGGAGCTTTACGCAATTCGCCGAAGCGTTACACCGGTACTTGAAAGGATATGCGATATGTGGATGCGTCTGACCGGCTGCATCAGTGCTTACGAAATCGTTTGGGACGAAATCAACTTGCAGGACGAGGTGGAGGAGGCCAAAGCCCAGCTCTACCGTGTCCAGGCGGAAAAGGAGAGTTTGAGTGAACATATGTAAAAATGCGGCAGTCAGCCAGATACCCGGCGGTGTGCCCGATAAGGGAGATCTGGGTCTGATAGCTGCCCTTGCCAAAGGCGAGCTTGAGCAGGAGGACGTATATGCTTTCGAGATCATGCTGTGTGACAGCGAGGTCGACCGTGACTTTGAGCGGTTTGACCATGATGCGCTGGTCAGGCTCAGCGAACTTTTTGTCGGCAAGCCCGGCATTTTTGACCACAACTGGTCTGCCCATGAGCAGGTTGCCAGAATTTATAAAACGGAGGTTCGTCATATCCCCGGAGTGATGAACACCGACGGTCAGCCCTATGAGGGGCTGTTCGCCAGGGCGTATATGCTCAGAGGGGAAGAAAACGATGGGCTTATCCGTTCCATCGAGGCGGGTATTCGCCGTGAGGTAAGCGTCAGCTGTGCGGTGGGAGCAAGGATATGCTCCATCTGCGGTGAAAACCACGACAGCTGCGTCCACCAGAAAGGCGGCGAGTATGAGGGAAAGCTGTGCCATGTGGTGCTGACCGAGCCTTCCGATGCCTACGAATGGTCCTTTGTGGCTGTGCCCGCCCAGAGGGCGGCCGGTGTGGTGAAAAAATACGGAGGTGAAAGGATGGATATTCGAAAGTTTCTGGAATCGTCCGGTGACAAGGAGCTGCTTTGCCAGTTGGACGAGCTGGAAAAACAGGCTCGGCTGGGCAGCAGTTATCTGCAGAGCCTTAAAGCCGAGGTAGTCAGACTGGGCGGTCTTTCCGACTGCGGTATTGCTCCTCAGACACTGAAGTCCATGGTGGACAAGCTGGACGAAAGCGAACTGCTGGGCATGAAAAAAGCGTATGAGGAGAGGATCAAGGGTATGTATCCCTCTGCAGCCCAGCTGACAGGGAAAACTGTGGTACGCAGCAGCGTGGAAAACGCAGAGTACAGAGTTTAGTTAACAGTTTAAATAACAGGAGGAAGAAAAATGAAAGTTTGTTTTAACGGCATTGGTCAGCAGGTTGTTACCTTTATGGACGCAGGTTCCGTTAAGGGGCAGGTCTGCAAGGTAAGTGACGGCGGTACTGTTGCCGCCTGCGCAGACGGCGATGTTTTTGCCGGTGTTGTTGTTTATACCGATGGAAGCTGGGCTGATGTTCAGCTCAAGGGTTACGTTACTGTTCCCTACACCGGCACCGCACCTGCTCCCGGCTGGTGCGATATGGTGGGCAACGGCAGCGGCGGTGTTGCCGTGGAAGACGGCGGCAGAAGCTGCCTGGTGGTTGAGGTTGATACAACCGCAGGCACCGTGGGTATGTTTATTTAGCGTTTTACAATAGCCTGCAAGGCTATTGTAAAACGGTTTTTGCAGCCCACTGCAGCGCACTCAAAGAACGCAGGCGTTCTTTTTCGCACGTTTGTGGGCTGTAAGGAGAAATTTCCGACATACATGCTGCCGGAAATTTCCTATTGCATCATATTCGCTGCATTCGCAGCGAACTCTACGAGGTTATAAAATCAAGGAGGAAATTACAAATGGCATTTGACAATATAAGACTCGAAAAAGGTATGTACGGTCAGACCGGCACTACCTTCACCCAGGTGCTGGAAAGCCTTGACCCTTCCGAAGCCTATAAGGGTACAGATATGGAAGGTCTTGACGCATTTCAGCGTCAGCTGAAGCGTTTTGGCATCAAGGCCAAAGGCGAAGGCTCCGACGTGGTGGCCAAGTTCTTCGCCACCACCGATTCCAGCGTACTGTTCCCCGAATACGTTTCCCGTACCGTCCGTCAGGGTATGGAGGAGCAGGATATCCTCAAGGATATCGCTGCTTCCGTTACCAAAATCGACAGCATGGATTACCGTTCCATCACCTCTGTTCCCACTGAGGACGAAAAGTCTCTGATGAAGGTGGGCGAGGGTGCAGAGCTGCCCCAGACCGTTGTCCGTACTCAGAACAATCTGGTCAGACTCCACAAGCGCGGCCGCATGCTGGTGGCTTCCTATGAAGCTATCAAGTTCCAGAAGCTGGATCTGTTTTCCGTTACCCTGCGTC